TCAGGCGGGGAAGTATTTCTCCACCAGCGCATAGAGAATGGCGGCCGTCTCTATATCGACCGCGCCGTCATACTTCTGCTGGCGGAAGTGGAGCTGAAAAGCGCGCACCAGCGCCCGATAGCCCTCATCTGTACCGGCCTCCGCAGTGCTGTAGCCGTAGGTGCCGAGCCTGGCGACAATATCTGCTTTTTCAGGAATACCGCCGCCGCTGAACTGCTTGCAGTATTTATCACGGGTCTCTTCGTCATACCACGCCCCGATGCCCAGATCGTAGAACTCCTTCCACGGGAACGCCGCGCCGGGATCGCTTTTGCGCCCCGGCGAGATGTCCGAGTGGGCCACAATATTGACCGGCGTCATATCCGGATAGCGCTGCACGATATTCAGCGCCAGCTGCTTGACGGCGGCAATCTGCTCCTCGTTAAACGGCGGAAAGACGAACTCCCCGGTTTCATCCGAGGCGAGATTAACAATCTCGATGCCGATGGCGGTATCGTTAAGATTGCTGCGGCCTGCCCAGCTGCTGACGCCCGCGTGCCACGCGCGCTCGCTTTCATCAACCAGATTAAAAATGCGCAGATCGTTAAAACCGGCATCAATATAGGTCTGGTCCGTCGGGTCGGGCACCAGGTAGTGGGCGCTGGCGCCGCCGTCGCCGGAGAGCAGGCGCGCGGAGGTGGCAAAATCCACCGCCGTGTAGTGCATCACGAGAAACCGCACCCGGCGGCTGTAGCCCTTCACGGAACGGTAAGAGTTGTAATCAATCTGGTACATAACGCTTCTCCTTGATCGGTCCCGCGCCGCTGGCGGAGGCGGGGCCGGTGATTTTTTCCACAGCGATTGTGCAACAGGTTACGGAGGTTAAAAACCGGAGCACGCTGTGGGTATTGAATGTCGATACAATGAGAGTAAGCGGAGAGCGACACAGGAAGGAGTGGTGGGCTGTGAGGGGTTCGAACCCGCGACCAATTGATTAAGAGTCAACTGCTCTACCAGCTGAGCTAACAGCCCACGCCGTTTGTGCGACAAGGACTTTACGCCTGCCGGCACGTCGGCGCAAGATCGTTCTGGCATAAGCCAGGCTCCCTCATAGCCCAGGGGCATAAAAACCCCTTTCCGCCGCTATTCCGCCTGTTCTCTGTTCAGGTCACGCCTTCTGGCGCAGCGCAATCACGTAGCCGCCGGTAAATTCCAGCACCGCGCGGGGATGGCGCGAGTGGCCTGCCTCTGGCGGCACCAGTACCGACACCTGACTGGCTTGCGCCAGGGCGATGACTTTCGCCAGATCGTCAACCACGAAGTCGGTTTTTATATCGCGCCACGGCGAGGCCAGGCGCGCCCGCTGGGCGTCGCTGAGAATAATGACGTTGAACAGTCCCGCCGATGAAGCGAGCCACACCCGGTGGAACGACTCACCCGGCAGGCCCACCTCCTCACCCGCATGGCGCGCATCACCAACGATCCGACCGCCGGTCACCGCCAGGAAGGTTTTAATGAACCTTTCGGCCGCGCGGGGCGTGAGATAATAGCGGGTATTCGACACCGACTCGCGAACGGCGATCTCGGGCGGCGTGCCGGCATAGGCGTAAAACTGAATGCGCAGGCCGTCCAGCCACTCGGTCATCGCCTCCTGGTTGCCCATTACCTCCCAGCGGGCGAGGATCTTCACTCCGTGCTCCTCGGCAACCCGCACCGCGTTGTCCATATCCCGCACCGCCACGCCGACGCTCTCCTGCCCCATTGGGTACGGCGGTTTACCGTCCTTATAGGCCTGGGCCGAAAAGGCGCCGATGGCGGTGTAAATATCGCTGAACTGCATCTCGGCCGGCACCGCCGCCAGATTGATATCGCTTATCGGATCTGCCGTGCCGTCAAAGACGGCCGTCATCTGGTTAATAAAGGTCTGCAGCTGATCGGGATTAACAAATACGTGCGGCAGGGCGTACTGCTTGCCGTCGCCAAATATCGCTTTTTGCCCATGATGAATACACATAGAAATATCCTCTTTGACGGAATAAAAAAGCCCCGCGAATGCGGGGCATGATGACTGCACAATTAAAACGTCGTAATGGTCTTTGCACCTCCTCTAATTCCCCTATTTATTATCCGGATCCTGCCCCGCGCCCAGACGCCTGCTGAGATAATGCGAAAGCCAGGCCCTGATTGTTTTAACGCCAATAAAGCCAATCAGCCCGCCGATGGCGACCGTCAGCATTTTCGGCACGTGCAGATAATCAATGGCGGAATAGGCGCACAGTGCCAGCGCAGCGCACAGCAGGCCTTCCAGAACGATATCCCGCCGCCGGTGGCCAAAATAGCTCATACGCAGTACGGCCATTGCCGCCGCCATAATCACGCCGCCGGCGGGTACCTCGCCGCGCCACCAGCAGGCCGCCGTCTCCCTGACGGCGTCCCAGACGGGCGCAATGGCTAAAGAGATCATCTTTCTCCTCCGGGTTTAATCATGTTGATTGTGAGAGAAAGGCGCTGTGCCGCTGCGGATAAGCAGAATGAGCGGGTTCAGAAAAGCAAAAACCCGCGCGGTGGCGGGTTTTAAGATTCATCACCCCGCGATACAGCTTTGCGAAGGATAGAGTGATTACAGCAGATACTGGATAAATATACAATAGTTTTTTGGTGAAAAATTTACGCGTCGCCGTCGCCCAGGCGAAGCGGATCGAGGCCAAACGCCGCGCACAGCGGGCGGTAGAGCAGATATTCTGCCGTCGCCAGCCAGCTGTCAATGCGGTTTCTGCAGGTTGGCAGGCTCCACTCCGGGTGGCGCAGATGCAGCGCCTGGGCCATCGCGCGCTTGCTTTTGCCCCTGCCGCAGTAGCGCTGCTGCAGCAGCGCGATCAGCGCCGGGCTGCCGCGCAGCGTCTCGGCCACCGTGCGATCGACCAGCAGCCCTTCGCTATCGCTGCAGTGGGCGAGCGGACTTTTATAGCGCCCGCGGGCCATCTCGCCGAGAAAGGCCTCCAGTTCCGCCTAGCTGACGCCGGCGTCCAGCAGACGCTGCAGAACCTCTCCGATGGATTTACGGGTCAGCGGGCCGGACCTCAGCAGCTGGTTAAAAATGTTGCCGGTATGGCCGCCGCCAATGTACGACCAGCGGCCCCACATTTTTAACCGGCCCTGGACCATGGCGCTTTCGAGCGGCCCTAGGCGGGCGGCGCTGGCCCTCTCTTTACTGGCGGTCGGATAGATCATTGTTGCTACCTCCATGCAATTAGCTGTACATATATACAGTATACTTGCGGCATAAAATGATCAATGTCATAACATTATCCGGGCGGCTTATCGGATTAACCTGCCGTCAGAAGATGAAAACGGCAACGCCGGGAATTGAAAAGCCCGCGCGGTGGGCCGGCGGGCTTCAGATACGTACCGTGCGGCTTATCGGAGGGCAGAACTCAGGGGAACCTCAGCGTCCGGCTCGCGGGTGATCCTGTTGCGCAAGTCGCGGCGAATGATCTCGATGGACCAGAACCAGACCAGGTGGCCCACTATCTCAGAGACGTTCTCATACCACGGCAGTTCGAAAAGCGGCGGCGTGAGGCCCATCAGCGGGAATGAAATCATGTGGACAAAAAGCTGCGCCAGCGCGCCGGCAAGCAGCCCCTGCCAGAGCTTGATCTTCGGGAAAATTTCGGCAACCACGCAATAGCCCACGGCGAAGACGACGGAGAAGACGATATGCGTTACGCCAACCCAGTTGAACACGTGCCCGGCGAAGGTATAGACCGCAGCGTTCGGGTCTGCTAATCCCAGCCAGTCCCGCAGAAAAATGTAGGGCGGATTGAGGAAATTCCGCGAGCAGTCGATCTGCCCGGCGGCGCGGATCAGGGCTTCCGGCCCGCATGCGCCGGTGAAGATGTCCACCGGGCTGCGCGGCGGCAGCGGGACCTCGGCGCCCCACTTCACAAAGGCCGAAACGATACCGGACACGAGCCCAACGAATAGCGCGACGCCGTAGTGCCGCCTGTGCGGCTCCGTCTGTACAAAAAAGTCTTTTAACGCCATAAAAAACCACCACTTAGAAGAATATTTACAGTTCCTTAATATTCCTTAAGTTGGATGATTATCATTTTGATTTAGATCACTATTAGCATTTGTCGGATGCGGAAATTTTTTCAACTGGATTTGCTAGGTGAGAAGGATGATATGCCCTGCGGACGTGCGGTCTGCTTCCTGTGGACATAAAAGGCCAACTGCAGAAGGCACTGATCATTTATCAGGATGTGAAGTCCTGGTGACCAGAGTAGGCTGTATTTACCACAGTAAAAAGGAGGTTTTATGTCTGGTCTGATAAATCCAAAAGATGTTCCGGAAGATGCTGCTTACGCGCTGATCATTGAGTTAGTCAGGGCTCAGCGTGTTCCGGTCTACTCTTCCAGTATCTCTGAGCTGATGTCCTTGTACGACGAAGCCGTCAAGCATTTTAAGAAAGATGAAGAAGCGTGAGAGTTCGCAGGTCACTCAGCAAAAAATCGCGAACGGATACAGTAATAGCCATTAACGCAAAAACCCGCCGGGGCGGGTTTTACGATAGAACTACCCTCTTCTATCACCGGGAATACGTTAAGACCGAACGGCAGGGGCTGCGCTTTGTTTTTATACCCGGAGCGCGCAAAGCATTCCAAAACCCTATTACAGCGCGTCGGGCATCGCCGCCAGATGCCCCCTGACGTAAAACGTGCTGGCATTCGCCGCCGGAATCCGTACCATACGCGGCATACTTTACCGGCCGGCGCGCGGCGCCCGCGCGGAACACCCTTTATCGCCAACCGGGCGAAAGGCGGCAACGCGCTGCCGCGCTCGTAGTCGCGCGGTGTCAGAGATAGCGAATAATGCAAGAAAATCAGCAAGCTACCCAATTTTTCAGCCTCGTCATCTCCGATAACGCGCCTGATATTATCCTTATACTCAGCATCTGATACTATTATCGGGGCATTCGCAAGGTAGGCGTTTTTCCAGTACGCTGACGCTGTTCCCAGCGACGTATTACCAGTAACAACATCCGGGCCTAGTACGACACCATCAGAGCTGGCGGTGAGCTGTATTTTCGCATTGGTATAATTATTAGGGAACTGGAATGTAAATTTATTTGTGTAGTTTACGACCCCGCCAAGAATGAACGACACCCGAATTGTGGTGTCAGAATTAGATACCACATCAAGGGAGCCTGTACACCATTCTGTGTAAATGCCTTTTCTCAGAAGTGACCGTCCAGGCGGACACCGAACTCGATGATAAATGGGTTCAGGCCTCCGGGCTGGATTAACAACAGCACACGTCGATGATTGTTCCCGGGGCCTGAAAATAGAAAGGCCCGCCGAAGCGAGCCTGTAAGATTTATAAATCAGAGTTATTTATAATAGTAATTGCGGTGTCCGCTATACCAAACAATTGGGCTCTTCCGATAATTAGGATCATAAGCAGTGATCATTATACATTGCTCTGCATTCCCTTCATCCCCATAGCTACAACTTATTTTTTGCCAGAATGCGTACTTAGACGATGAAAAGGCGACATCCCAATCCAGAAATTGCTCACTTGGTTGTGGATAATGGTATCGACGTTCTTTATTATCTTTATAGTTTTTATAACGTATCGGAAATTGTCCGTGACCATATTCATACCGCTCCTTGAGAACCCCATTACGCCGATCCGTCACTGTTTCTAACAAACCACGAACGTTATAACTCAGGAGGTATGATCCTGTATCATCATTCAACTCGGTAATTTCACACCTACTATTAACTTTGCCAGTTATATTTAACGTTTTCTCTTTCGAGTCTTTTTTCTTAACTGAACTTATTACGCCATTTTTGTTTTCAATATGGATTCCTTCACTGCTCACTTTTTTACTAATATCAATGCTCGTGAAACACCCATTTCGATCGTAGGTAATGTCGACAACGGCTATTAACGAACCGTCACTACTTCTAATCCATTGCAGGCTACTTTTAACATCACCGAGAACGGGGTCATAATTAAATAAAAGCGAGGCATTAAGCACCGCAGGCTTGAATTGCACAACTGCCGCCGCATGGGCTGATAAAAAGAAGCAAGAAATGGCGGAGAATAAAATTAATGGCTTCATACTGTTCCCTCAGATTCGTCTGGTATTTAACCATTTTATGACTCTTCGAAGGATAGTTCTACTGTCAAAAGCAAAAACCCACACTGCCGAGTGTTATTTATAGCTGGCTAACTCAAAGTGATTCAAAGTGATGATACGCTTTCAGTAACTCATCTTCCGTGCGTGGGCATTCCAAGTTAATGCCAGTGTCATTCTCGATTTTAATCATAAGTGCTTCTCTCGTCATGCCAACGCGATTGGCTACATGGTTGACGCAACTTCTTGCATGCGAAGCCCGGGAGGTAAGTGGTAGAGTCGAGTCCAGTACCTTTTTTCTTGATGATGAGTGGGACATATGGCCCTTACGAAGAGTAAAAACCCTGCCGGACGGCAGGGTTTTTAGTTAGTTTCATTTGGATGCAAGTATCCATGATTAGAATCATACAGGGCAATTTTATGCAAAGTCAACACGAACATGCAAAAAATGTCGCTATATGATCCGATATTTTCAGTAAGAGGTCGCTTTCTCAAATTCCGCTGCTGCTTGCCTCTCACCCTTGTGAAGCGTATCCACCAGCCCCTCATAGAACGGCTTCCAGTTGCGTGACCAGGATGACTGGTGCAATCCTGGTACGCGGCCCTGTACAGCCCGATGAACGTTTGCCGATTTGATCGAGGTGAAGCCGCCGCCAGAGCAACGCTCGCAGGTTTTGAAAACAGGGGCCCCCGTCTCTTTCGTAGCCTTGCGATCGAGCACCTCCCCCCTGCCACCGCAACGGCAGCGTGCGGTGATTATCCCCTTCCCGTCGCAGGTTTCGCATTTTGCCGGTACTGTCTGCTCAACTTCCCTCCAGTGTTCCCAGTCAGAAGGGCGAGCAACGCGGGATTTGCTGGCCCAGTATGGAGGGCGGCCCCACGGATAAAAGACTTTTCTCACTATCTGCACTTTCGTTATCTATCTTGGCCTGTTCGATGATGCCGAATATCGCAAAGACAACGCGACCGCATTTGTCCTTTCAAATGCGTCGGATAGAGCCGGAGATATCATTCGCATTCGCAAAGAACTGGATGAGCGAATCGAACGCAATCTTGAGGTTATTCGCACTGCGGTAACACCAAATGAGGCTAAAGGTGTTTACAGCACCATCACCCGAGAGGTTGACGTATACCGCAAGGACGCTAAGGCAAAAGCCGACGTCGAGTTTGACGAGTATCTGAAAAAACGGCTCCTGGCCCTACATCGCGCCGTAGAGCAGAGAGTGAGTGAGCTTGATAAAACATCCGAACAGGAGCAATCAGCATGAGCCAGAACACTACCGCAATCGCCATCGCCGCCAACATGAACAAGCTGCTGGCGCTCGTTGAGGCCGGGGAATTTTCCCCGGAGGACATCGCCGACACCATCGAGGGAGAGGAGTTGGCGCTGGGCGACAAGTTCGACGGCATCATGTCACTGGTGCGTAACCTTGAGGGCCAGGCAAAAACCGTAGCAGAAGAAGCAGTGCGCCTTAGCGACCGCAAAAAGTCATTTGAGGGTCAGGCCAAAAACCTCAAGGGCTACATCCTGAAGTGCATGCAGGCTGCCGAACTGAAGTCATTTAAAACTGAGCGCAACACGCTCACCGTCCGCGAGGGATCGCTGTCGGTGATTATTGACGACGAGAATCAACGCCCCGACGAGTTGGTAAGCGTAGTGACCGTCGTAGCCCCGGATAAGAATACAATTAAAGCGGCGATCGAGGCCGGCACTGAAGTTAAGGGCGCGCACCTTGAAGTTGGCGCCGAAACTCTTCAGGTCAGATAAGGGGGATCGGGTATGGCTAAAAATTCCGTAGAAGCTTATGGCGCCAGCGGGAAAAGCAATGTGCTTTTTTTTGAGCCGGACGCGCTTCACCTTGTCGATGATCGCCAGAAAAGAGGCCCTGATTGTCGATCAGGAAAAGCGAGGTCTATGGCGCCGGGCACTGACAGAGCTTGGATTCCTCGCCGGGATGCAGAAGACAGCCATCGGCGTTGGCCTGATCGCTCAGCGGCGCATCATGTGCATGCGGAAGCTGGCAAAGTGAATTTTGGTAATCAGTTTATTGCGGGAGGTGTACTGATAATTCCTCCCGCTAAGAGGTGAATATGTCTCAAGTTCATTTCAACGTTGAGTGGGTAGTTGAGCAGGGTCTCACTACATTGACAGGGCTCGGGCCGCGGCAGATTGAGAACTACCGGCTGGAGTGCTGGGTGGAGGGAGTTCACTTCAAGAGGGTTTCTTCCAAGGGTAACTCAGCCAGTAAGCGGGGTACCACCTGGTGTAACTACCCAAAGATCAATAAATTTATTCAGGATTCATAGTTATGGCATCACTACCAACAGGTGTTGAAATAAGAGGTAAAAGCATCTGTATCTGGTTTATGTACCGCGGTAAGAGATGTCGTGAGATCCTCAAGGGCTGGCTGATAACGCCAGCCAATATCAAAAAGGCTGGCAATCTCCGCGCGCTGATCCTCAGTGAAATAAACCTGGGCGAATTCGACTATCAGCAGCGCTTCCCGGAATCAAAAAAAGGGACAAAGGTAGTCACAACCACATCGGTGCGGACTTTTGAAGATCTGTGCACTCTTTGGTTGAAAGTGAAGGAGACTGAGTTAGCAGCCAACACGCTGCGCAAGACAGGCTTTCAGATAGGAACACTCAAGCTTATCGTGAACTCTAACACCCCAATCGCAAGTATTCGGCACAGCGATATTCTTAATTATCGCAACGAATTGCTGAGTGGTGAAACCAATTACCGGAATGCCAGCAGGGGCAATAAAGTCGGGAGAACCGTGCGCACCGTAGAGAATTATATTTCGCTGCTGTGCACTATGTTACGGTTCGCGCATCACTCAGGATACATCAGAAACACGCCGTTCGAAGGCGTTCGCAAGCTGCAGAAGACAAGAGCAAAGCCAGATCCGCTGACCAAAAATGAGTTTCAGGAGCTAATGAACAGCGAGAAAGGTCAAAGCCAGAATTTGTGGAAATTTGCCATTTACTCCGGCCTGCGTCATGGTGAACTGGCCGCGCTGGCATGGGAAGATGTCAATTTTGAGGAAGGCACCGTCGAGGTCAGACGTAATCTGACGGGGATCGGAACGTTCGGGCCGCCAAAAACGGATGCCGGCATAAGGAAAATAAAGCTTCTTGAGCCGGCGCTGGAAGCACTTAAGGCGCAGCGGGAGCTGACAGCCCTGCAACCCAGGAGCGAAATCCTCTTCCATCACCGGGAGTACGGTAAAACCGAACGGCAGAGGTTGCGCTTTGTTTTTATTCCCCGGGTGCGTAAAGGAGTTCAGAAACCCTATTATAACGTATCCAGTATAGGTGACAGGTGGAACGCCGCGGTAAAACGTGCTGGCATTCGCCGCCGGAATCCGTACCATACGCGGCATACTTTTGCCTGCTGGCTGCTGTCGGCCGGCGCAAACCCCTCTTTTATTGCAAGCCAGATGGGGCATGAGAACGCGCAAATGGTCTATGAGGTCTATGGCGCATGGATTGAAGAGCTTAACGGCGATCAGGTGTCGATGCTGAACAATAAGCTGGCGCTCTGA